CCACAGCTAATGCGAAGATGCAGGAAAGCACACACATATTTTTATGTGATTATGTGCCTATTCCTGACACTTTAGAGGTTGAGGGTATAAAGTACCCTGTAAAAGCTGAAACAACAAGAATGGTGGTAAATTCGCAAGTATATGATGTGATGCTGATTGATGATCCAATGGGCTTGCACCAGCAGTTAGAAATCTATCTGAAATATACAGGGGGGCAGTGATATGGCAAATGTTGAATTTACAAATAACAGCGCACAAGTCAATGCTGCCCTTGATGATGCTGTGAAAGCATACCTGTATGAAGCAGGTGGAGAGCTGGAAGCACAGGTTAAGCGCAACACCAAGGTAGGCAGTGGACAGCTTAAAAACTCTTGGACATATCGTGTGGATGAATCAAAAGGCGAATGTACAGTCGGTTCACCTTTAGAAAATGCGATATGGGAAGAGTTTGGAACTGGCGAATATGCCTTGAAGGGTGATGGTAGAAAAGGTGGCTGGGTTTATCGTGATGATAAAGGACACTTCCATTTCACCATAGGTAAGAAGCCACACAGAGCATTTCAGAAGGCTTTCAATTCCTTGAAGAATGCACTGATTAGCAAAGCAGAAGAAGTATTGAAGAGGTGGATGCAATGAGTGAGATTGTTTTAGATACCATATCAAATGATATGGAACAAATGAAGCTTGATTATGCTTTTCTTGAACACGCACCTACAACCACCTATCCATACTTCACAGGTGAATATCAGGAAGTGCCATCAGGGGATGAATCAGGCGAACAGGAAACAGTGTTTATCCTGACAGGATTTGCAAGGGGTACTGATGCAAAGCTTGCGCTTGAAGAAGCAAAAAAGAAAATAAAAGCCTACTATCCAAGAGTAGGTGGAAGATTAGTCAGTGTTGAAGATTCAACGCTGGCTATTTTTTATTCAGACAGTTTTTTCATTCCTTCAGGGGATGGAGAACTAAAGAAGATACAAATTAATTTAACAATCAAAGAATGGAGTGTGAATTAAAAATGAGAAAATCAGGAATTACAGCAACAACACCAAATGATTTTATTTTAAATGCTGGTGTTGTATTCAAGAATTTCAAGTATGTATATGCAAAGGTTGAAGCTGAAGAGGATGGTAAATATCCTGCTGGCGCACTTGAAGTAGTATCAGATGATACAGAGGAAACAGAAAACACTATTCGGATTAGCAAGCTCAAGGCAGATGTTTCATTCATTGCTCTTGCTGCTGATTTTGAACCAAAAGTAGGTGATTATGTTGTTGGTGCGTGGGATGATTCAGATAAAAATGTGCTTGGTGCAACATCAGGTGGCAACAAGCTCACGATTATGTCAGAGTTACAGCCTATTGAGGTTGATGGTGCGCTTGTAAAAGTTAAGGGCTTAACACAGAAGGTTGGTGAAACAGGAAGTCTTGAAACGAACCTTGCACAGCATACAAAGGAATCATTCATCAGGGCAATTATCGGTGAAGAGCAGGAATCATTCATCAAGGGCTATGCGCAGCTTACAACTAAGGCATTAATTGAAGCTTCAGATTACCTTGAGAATGTTGCTTATGTAGGCACTATGTCAGATGGTACAGAATGCATCATTATTATGGAGAATGCGCTTTGTACTTCAGGCTTTGAGATTGAAGCAAAGAATAAGGAAACAGCAGTATTAAAGGCAACATTTGAGTGTAATGCAGACTTTGAGGATGCACATGACACATTGCCTATTTATATCTTTGTTCCAAACAAGGAAGTAGCAGCTTAATAGAAAGGGTTGAAATATATGAGTAATTTGGAAAGAACAGAAGCAGTGAATGAATTAACTGAAATAACAGTTGATGAAGTCATTGAAATGGAAATGAAAAAGAAGGCAGAGCAGGAAGAACAGGAAGAGGTCATTGAAAAGCCATATGCATTGCGTAAGCTTAGAGATGCAGACTTGTTCAAACTGTTGCATATCTTAAAGAAAATTGGCATCAAAGACTTTAAGCCAGCATTTATTCAGGTTGCTACAGGACAGAAAACTTTGAAGGATATTGGAATATTAGCAACATTTGATATGGTGGATATTCTTGTTGGCAATTTAACAAAGGCAGAAGATGAAATCTATGCCCTTTGGTCTGATATTTCAGGTATTCCTGTTGAGGAAATGAAGGAAATGGAGTTCGGAACACTTCCAATGATGATTTATGATACATTTGCAGAGGTTAAGAACACAGGTTTTTTCAAGGTGCTTTCCAAATTGCTCTAGTAGGCGAATTTGAGTTCATGGACTTGCTATATTCAAGGTATGCAAGTCCTATTGAATTTATGAATACCTATATCAATCAAGGCAGGTTTGGAGAGTTTGTATTTAATATCCTTGAAATGGACTATAAACGCAAGCAGGAAGAAGCCAAGAAAGAAGAAGATAACAAGCTTTGGTCAGTGTTCATTCGCAGTGGTTCAGAAAAAAGCTTCAAAGAATGGAAACAAGACTTGAAGGAAAAGAAAGAGCCTGAAAGCTATTCTATGACAAATGAACAGGTGGCAGAAGTTAAACAACAGGCAGTGGGAATTTTAAAGAAAATATCTCCTGCATAAAAAGGTGAATGCTTATGGAATTGTTTAGATTGCTGGGAAGAATAGCAATAGACAATACAGAAGCGAACAGCGCACTTAATGAAACCACCACACAGGCACAAAATGCAAGCAATGAAACATCATCAGCTTTTGAAAAGATTGGTGGTGCTGCAAGCAAGATAGCAATGGGAATAGGTGCAGCAGGGCTTGCAATCGGTGGTGCTTTTATTGGTGCGATAGAAGGTACAAGAGAGTATAGAGTTGAGATGAGAAAGCTGGAAACAGCCTTTACAACTAACGGACATTCAGCAACTGTAGCAAAGCAGACATATTCTGATTTGAATGCAGTGCTGGGTGATAGTGGGCAGGCTGTGGAAGCTGCAAACCATCTTGCTGTATTAACAGACAATGAAAAAGACTTGCAAACGTGGACAAATATATGCACAGGAGTATATGCCACATTTGGTGCTTCACTTCCTATTGAGGGATTGACAGAAGCAGCGAATGAAACAGCAAAAACAGGTATTCTGACAGGTGGCTTGACAGATGCCTTGAATTGGGCTGGTATAAGCGAAGAACAGTTTCAGGAAAAGCTTGATGCCTGTTCTAATGAGCAGGAAAGACAGAAGCTGATCATGGACACCTTGAATAAGACATACAAGGATGCTTCAGTTCAATATCAAGAAACAAATGCTGATGTTATAGCATCTGAAAAGGCACAAGAAAGGCTTACTGATGCAATGGCAGAGGTCGGCAGAATCGGTGAACCTATAATGACTAGGGTGAAAAATGCGATAGCATCAATGGCTGAAAAAGCAGTGCCAGTTATTGCTTCTGTGGTGACTAAAGTGCAGGATATGTCAAAGTGGATAAAGGACAATGAATCAAAGGTCAAGGTGTGGAAAGCTGTGATTATAGGTGTGACAACATCTATTGCTTCGCTTATTCTCATAATGAAGTGGTCAGCTATAATGTCAGCAGCAGCGAATGGAATTAAGCTTGTCACAGTAGCTATGAAGGCTTTGAATTTGGCAATGAAGGCAAATATTATAGGAATTATAGTAAGCCTTATTGTTGGACTTGTAGCAGCCTTCATATATTTGTGGAATAATTGCGATTCCTTCAGAAATTTTTGGATAGGCTTGTGGAACAAAATCAAGTCAGCCAGTGGCACAGCTATTGAGTGGATCAAGAACAAATTCAACGCATTTAAAAGCGCACTGTCAACAGTGAAGAATGTGTTCGGTGGCATAAAGGACACTATATCTGACAAAATCGAGGGCGCAAAAAATGCTGTGAAGAAGGCTATTGATAAAATCAAGGGCTTCTTCAATACAACCTTGAAATTCAAAGGCTTAAAGATGCCATCAATCAAGCTGACAATGGAAAAAGGTTCAGGACTTATGGCGAAGGCTGCTGATTTATTAGGCTTATCAGGTGTACCAAAATTCAGTGTCAAGTGGAATGCTGATGGTATGGTATTGACTAAGCCGACACTATTCGGCAGGATGGGTGATACATTTTTAGGTGGTGGCGAAGCTGGGGCTGAAGCTGTTGCACCTATTGATGTGTTGCAGGGCTATACAAGGGAAGCTGTATCAGATGGAATGAATATGGCTTTTTATGAGCTTATAGAGAACACAAGGACAATCATTGTTATGTTAGGCAAGTTATTACAGAGAAATATATATCTTGATTCAGGCACATTAGTAGGTGAGCTTGCGCCACTGATGGATGATGAATTGGGAGAAATAGAGGCAAGAAGGCTCAGGGGCAATCTCTAAGCCTTTTTTAGTACACAAAAGAAAGGGGTGAATCCCTTACATGGAACTTTTTAAATTGCTGGGTACTGTAGCAGTAAACACACAGGATGCCATCAAGGATATTGATGATACATCAAAAAAGGCAGAAGGTCTTGGTCAAGACTTTGAAGATTCAGCAGAAAAAGCAGCAAAATTCAGCGCAAAGATATTAGCTGCAACAGAATCAGCAGTTGTTGCTATTGGTGGATTGGCACTATCATCATCAACAAGTGTAGATAAAGCATTCAATGACTTGGAAGCTTCAACAGGACTTGCAGGCGAAAGCCTTGAGCAATACAAGGATGTGATGCAAGATGTCTACAACAATAATTATGGCGAATCCTTTGAGGACATAGCTGATGCAATGGCAATCATAGCGCAAACAACAGGTGAGATTGCACCTGATGAAATGCAGGAGCTGACAGAAAGTGCAATGTTGCTTCGTGATACCTTTGATATGGATATTAATGAAAGTATGCGAGCTGTGAATATGCTTATGGATCAGTTCGCTATTTCAGGAAAAGAAGCTTTTAACCTGATAGCGCAAGGCGCACAGAAGGGCTTGAACAAGAATGGTGACCTGCTTGACAGTGTAAATGAATATGCTGTGCATTATAAACAGCTTGGATATAGTGCTGAAGGCTTCTTCAACAGTATGTTAAATGGTACTGAAGCAGGTACATTTTCAGTAGACAAGCTTGGTGATGCTATGAAGGAGTTCGGCATCAGAGTGAAGGACACAGCAACTTCCACAACAGATGCCTTTTCATTGTTAGGCTATGGAGCAGGCGCATCAGCAGAAGAGATTTCTAAAACGAAAAAGGAAATTTCAAAGCTTGAGAAGGAATTGAAGTATGCAAAGAAAGAGCAGGAAGGCTTCAATGATAAAACAAGCGAACTGACAAGAATGAAGAATGCTGACAAGATTGCTGAATACACATCTGAACTGGAATCATGCAAAGCAAAGCTTGCCGACTTAACAACAGAAAGTGGTGAAAGTTTAGGCAATATCAATGATTTGCAGGCACGATTTGCAGCAGGTGGTGAAACAGCAAGAGAAGCCACAGAAGAAGTCTTGACAGCACTTTTTAATATGGATGATAAGGTTCAGCAAAATGCAATCGGTGTCGGCTTATTCGGTACAATGTGGGAAGATTTAGGCATTGATGGTGTTAAGGCTTTAATGAATGTTGAAGGCGAAGTTAAGTCAGCAACAGATGCCCTGACAAATATGTCTGAAGTCAAATATGATGATTTAAATTCAGATATAGAAGGCTTAAAGCGAAATCTTGAAACTTCCATCATAAACCCACTCGGTAGCAGGCTTGAGCCTAAAGTGCAAAAATTTGTAAAAATGCTTGAAAAAAAGATGCCACAGATACAGAAACTTGCAGTAAAGCTTGGTGATGTTGTAGAAAAGGGCTTTGATAAGCTTGAACCAGCTATGGAATGGGTTATTGATGATGCCTTACCTGTATTGCTAGATTTATTGGAATTTGCTATTGATAATTTTGAAGCATTGGCAATTGTTATAACAACAACTACAGGTGCTATCAAAACAATGAAGGTTATTAATAATATAACAACAGCAGTTCAAGGTGCTTCAGGTGCATGGGGAACTTTCAATGCAGTCCTGAATGCAAACCCAATAGGTGCAGTGGTCGCAGCAGTTGGACTATTGGCAGGTGGTGTTGTTCTTTTAACAGAAGCATTTGGCGAAGAAGAAAGCCAGCTTGAAAGGACAAAAGAAAGACTTGAAGAAGATCGAATTGCAAGAGAAGAAAAACTTCAAGCTATTCAAGATGAAATGGCTGCCATTGATAAAAAGGCTGAATCTGAATTAATAGAGATTTCAAACACTGAAGCTTTATGGAAAGAATTACAAACTTTATGTGATGAATCAGGCAATGTCCAAGATGCAGATAAGGCAAGGGCAGATTTTATTCTGAATGAATTAAATACAGCACTTGGCACTGAATACACTATGACAGGCAATCAGATCACAAACTATAAAGACTTAAAAGCAGCCATTGATGATGTTATTCTCTCAAAAAGAGCAGAGATACTTCTTGCAGCGCAGGAAAAAAAATATCAAATAGCAATAAACAATGTTCAGGCTGCTCAAAATGACCTGACAGAAGCAAGCTTAGAGTTGGATAAGCAGAAAGAGAAAGCTGAAAAGAAGAAGCTTGAGTATTTAGAGCAGAAGGAAACTGCCGAGAAGAAAATTGCAGAGCTTGAAAAAGAATTACTGTATTACACAGAAAGTCGCAACACTCAAGCTATTTCAAGAGTAAAGGGTGAAATCGAAGCGCAACGAGATTTACTTACTGAAAAGGAAGAAGCTTGGAAGTCTGAACAGGCAATGTTAAATAGTAAAGCAGCTGATTATGAAGCTGATTTGCGAATCTTTGAACAGTATTGCCAAACAATGGCTGATTATGAAGAAGCGCAAACCTTATTACTAGAAGGCAAGACAGAAGAAGCAGTGGCATTGCTTGATACAATAGGAAGAGCATATCGAGAAGCACAAGATTATGCTAGTGAGAATGTGGAAACACAGAAACACTTGCTAGACCTTCAAAGGCAGAATGCACAAAAGGAAGTTGAATTGTTAGAAGAAATGATGAAAAGTGCTGATGAAAGCACAGCGAAAATCTATCAAAGACAGCTTGAAAGTGCAAAAGATTATCTTGTTAAGTGTGAAAAAGAGTATGAAAAAGTTGCTGAGAAAATCCCTGACACAATGGCAGAAGCATTTGAAGAAAAATCATTTTCTGTTAGTCAAAGGATTCAAAAAGCAATGGATTCAACTGTTGCAGGGTATAACTTTTCGATATTTCAAACTTTTGGAAAAAATGTAGCAGCTGGCATTGCAAAAGGAATAGATGAAGGTTCTTCGACAGTATTAGATTCTTCTTCAACTTTGATTAAGCGTTTAACATTGCATACAAAAAAAGAAGCAATGATCAAATCACCTTCAAGGCTTTTTGCAAAAGAGGTTGGTGCATATATTCCATCAGGCATTGCAATGGGTATTGAGGACAACCAAGAAGATGCAATCGGTTCTGTTGAAAATATGGTTGACTTAATGGCTTCCACAGGACACAGCAAAAGTGGAAATATAGTGGCAAACACTAATATTTCAACCGATTCTTCACTTGTAGTCGAGAAACTTAATCAGCTTATTGCAGTTATGACACAACAGCGCATATATCTGAATGGTGATGTGCTGGTGGGTGAGCTTGCACCTGCTATGAATACGGAACTAGGAAACATTAGCGCATTGACAGAAAGGGGGCAGTGATATTGAATGGTGTAAACTTCGGCAACTATCATTCTTGGCGAGATTTTGGGTTGATTAGAATTTCAAAAGAGATTGGAAGTCCAAAAATTAAAACTAAAGAAGTTGAAGTTCAGGGTTCAAGTGTGATACTGGATTTCACAGAAGCATTTGGAGATGTGGAATATGGACAAAGACCTTTAGAGTTTGAATTTAAAACGATAGTGCCACAGGAAGAGTTCATGGATGTATTTTCAAAAGTTCAGGATGCATTACATGGAAGAAGAATGGATATATCACTTGATGAAGATTCTGACCACTATTATTCAGGCAGAATTGAGGTATCACCTTTCACAAATGAAAAAAATATCGGTATTATATCGGTATCTTGTACTTGCGAACCTTGGAAGTATAAGAAAGTTGAAACAGTGGTGGCACAGCCAGTTGATGGTAGTGTCACTATTATTTTATCAAATAGTAGAAAGAAGGCAGTGCCTACCATTGCAACCAATGCTGAAATGACCATTGAATTTGATGGCTATTCAGGAACATACAGCGCAGGCACTTTCATCATTCCTGAACTTGAGCTTGTACAGGGTGAAAACACTGTGACAGTAACAGGAACAGGCAACATCACCTTCACATACAGAGAAGGGGGCTTGTAAATGAGAATCACAGTTAAAAGTGACAACTACACACTGCTTGACACAAACCTTGACAGCTACAAGATAGTGAATCCCAAGTGTACACAAGAGGTCAACAAAGTGGGAAGCTTCAATTTTACAATATACCCTACCCATCCACATTTTGATTTTATCCACAAAATGAAGTCAATAATCACTATATATGAGGATGGCATATCAGAACCATTGTTCAGGGGCAGAGTATATGACGAAAAAGAAGGCTTCTACAATGAAAAGCAAGTTTCCTGTGAAGGGGAGCTTGCTTTTTTAAATGATTCTCTTCAAAGACCTTGGAGCTTTACTGGAACACCTGAAGAACTGTTCAGGCAGTTTATAGCAAATCACAATGCACAGGTGGATGCCAGCAGACAATTCACTGTAGGCAAGGTCACTGTCACTGATCCAAATGATTATATTACAAGGTCAGATTCAGAGTGTAAGAATACATGGAAGTGCATTGACGATAAGCTTATCAAGACACTTGGGGGCTATCTGTGGACAAGGCACGAAGATGGCATTAATTATATTGACTATCTTGAAGATTTCACAGTTATCAGCAACCAGCCGATTCAGTTCGGCAAAAATCTACTTGATTTATCAAAGCAGACAAAAGCTGATGGATTTTATACAACTATAGTGCCATATGGCGCAAAGCTTAAAGATGAAGAGGGCAATGATACTGATGAAAGATTAACTATAGTTGATGTGAATAATGGTGTTGATTATGTGTATAACACAGACGGAGTTGCAGCACATGGTTATATCTACACTACAAACATATGGGATGATGTGACAGAGCCAAACAACCTGAAGCGCAAGGCACAGGAATACATTGACAATATGGCACAGTTTACAGCTTCAATCAGTGTGACAGCAGCAGACCTTGCAGGTGCAACCATTGATGGCAAGCCTGTCAATGTCAATTCATTTAGAATCGGCAGGTATGTCAATGTAGAAACAAAGCCACATGGTCTTGATGGCAATTTCATTGTAAGCAAGCTTACAAGGGAGCTTTTGAAACCTGAAGCAACAAAACTTGTGATGGGTGCAACTTACAAGAGCTTGACCGAGAAGCAAAAAGATATACTTCTTAATGCTACAAAGGGCGAAAAAGGCGATAAGGGTGACAAGGGCAAGGATGCAGCAATTCAAAGCGCAACAGAGCCTGAAGATACTTCTTATATGTGGCTTGATACCAGTGTAGAGCCACCATTATTGAAACGATACAACGCAGATACATCAACGTGGGAATCTGTCAATGATACAACAGCCATATCAGATTCAATAATAGCATTGCAGGAAAATGTCTATGCAGATATATCAAAAACTGCTGAAGAAATTCTTATGACAGTATCTGAAAGCTATTCAACTGTAGGAGATACAGAAAGGCTGATAAGCGAAACAAAGACAGAGTTCAGCCAAACAGCAGAAGATTTTGAAATGAAGTTTACTACATTTCAAGCTGATTTGGATGCTGTAGTAGCAGGTACAGATGCCGAGTTTGAAGAGATTAAGAAGTATATCAGATTTGTTGATGGCAAAATACTTCTTGGAGAAGTCGGCAATCAGCTAGAATTGCAGATTGCGCATGATAAAATATCATTTCTACAGGATAATGCAGGTTGCATATTTCAGCAATAGAAAGCTATATGTCACTGATGGCGAATATACAAACAGTTTGCAGCTTGGCGCATTTGCTTTTATCCCAAGAAGCAATAAGAATCTAAGCTTCAAAAAAATGTCATAGGCAAAAGAATTATTAGTGTACTGAAGAAGAAATATTGAACAATTACAGAAAGGATGGGAAATATGGCTTCTTCAGGCACTATTACAAAAGGCATTAGGACAGGCTATCAATTAAAAATTGTATGGTCTGTCAATTCACAAAGCATTGCAGATAATACATCAAATGTCACAGTGCAGGTGCAACTTGTTTCAACTGGTAGTAGTTACACAATCAATTCAAGTGCATCCAAATCAGGATCACTGACCATTAATGGCACTAAGTACGCATTTGATTTTACTGCATCATTGTCAGGAAATCAGACAAAGACAATATTCACAAAAACAGTGAATGTGGCACATGGTTCTGATGGCACAAAGACCTGTGCATTTTCTGCTTCGGCTGGCATTAATGTCACATTGAGTGGCACATATTATGGCACAGTAACAGCATCAGGCACTGGAACATTCAACACTATAGCGAGAGCATCCACAATATCATCTGTGACAGCTTCTGTTGCTGTAAATGGCACAAATACCTGCACAGTGAATATATCAAGGAAGGCTTCAAGCTTTACGCACACAGTTGTATGGAAGATAGGCAGCTATTCAAAGACAACAACAGGTGCTGGAACATCAGCATCCTATGCAATACCTTTGACATGGCTTAATGCAATACCAAATGCCACATCAGGAACTGCTACAGTATCAGTAACAACCTACAATGGCAGTACAAAGATAGGCAGTACAGTGTCAAAGTCATTCAAGCTGACAGTACCTGCTTCAGTAGTACCCACAATCTCTTCTGTGGCACTTTCTGAAGCTGTTTCAGGTATCAATGCACAGTTCAAAGGGTATGTGCAAAATAAGTCAAAATTGGCTGTCAAAATCACTTCAGCAGGGGCATATTCAAGCACAATAAAGGCATACAAAACTGTTATCTTAGGCAAGACCTATACAGCAGCATCATTCACATCAGGCTTCCTGACTTCAAGTGGCACTGTATCTGTGGTGGTTACAGTGACGGATTCAAGGGGAAGGACAGCAAGCAAAACTTCAACAGTGACAGTTATTGCTTATCATCCACCTACAATAGAAGCATTTGAAGGTGTCAGAAGTCTTGCGAATGGTACTGAAAACTATGAAGGTACATACCTGAAAACGCAGTTGATTTTTTCTGTATCACCAGTGAACAATCTGAACACAAAGAGTTATTCAATAGAATACAAGCTTCAGAGCGCAAGCACATGGACATTATTGACAAGTGGTGCTTCATATGATGAAGCAAGTGCCTTCACAAGTGAAACAGGCTTTTTAGATGTCAATTATTCTTATGATGTAAGGCTATCATTAACTGACTTCTTTGGAACTGTCAGAAAGGTCATAGAGATACCAACAGCCTTCACATTGCTTGATTTTAATGCATCAGGTCATGGCTTGGCATTCGGCAAGGTGTCCGAGGATGAAGATGGCATTGAATTTGCGCTTCCTATCAAATCAACATTAGGGCATTTGATAACAAACCCTGTAGCCTTGCAAACTGGTGATGATTTAGATGGTTTGATAGAACCTGCTTATTATATTTTTTCAAGCCCTGTATCAACCACACTCTTGAATAGTCCATTAAGTGGCAGTGCTTCAGGAAGTGTTGAAGTAGTCAGAGAAGGTGAAGCAGGACAGGTCAGGCAAGTACTGACAAGGTGTTCTGTTGGTTACAGGGAAATATGGGATAGGCTGTATTACAGTAACAAATGGCAAGAATGGATTCCTGTATTCAAGGGTAGCAGTGGAACAGGAAGAATATTGTGGTCAGGTGGTATGTACATGACAGCAACGCATAAGGCAGAATTAGCCGAGCCTATCCTTAGTCAACCAAATGGAATTGTGCTTACATTCAGCAGATATGCGAATGGCGCAGTACAAGACACAAATTTTCATCAATTCTTTGTGCCAAAGGCATTTGTGAATCAGATGAATGGATATGGACATGCATTTTTTATGGCTGCCAATAAATTTGCTGTAATAGCCACTAAATACTTGTATGTAAACAACACACACATCACTGGTCACGCAGATAACAATGCTACAGGTACAGTGAATGGCATAACCTTTGACAATGCAAGCTTTGTCTTGCGCTATGTTATAGGTGTTTAATATTTTTACAAAAGAAAGGGAATAAAAGAAATGGATTCAACAGTATTATCAGCAATAATAACAGGAGTTGTGGCAATTATTGTATGTTTGCTTAATAGTCATCATCAGGCAACAACAACAAGAAGCTTGATAGATTATAAGATTACCGAGCTGACAAAGAGAGTAGAGAAGCACAACAATGTTATTGAGAGGGTGTACAACCTTGAGGAAAAGCAGGCAATTTGCGAAGAGAAAATCAAGGTGGCTAATCACAGGATTGAGGATTTGGAAAGAGGTGAGTAAGGTGAAAGAAAAGCTTGCAAAGTTAATAGATGTAAAGAGCATTGTAACACTCATTCTTGTGGGTGTTTTTTCTTTTTTATCTATTCAGGGAACAATTACAGGTCAAGAGTTCTTAACAATTTTTACAGTAGTAATATCATTCTATTTTGGAACACAGACAGTTAAGAGTGAAAAAACAGAAAGTGAGGGCAAATAGTTATGGCAATTAAGATTGGACACGCAGCTATTGATGAAAATGGAAAAGCAACAGGTGGTGTTGCTGGTGATCAAACTGGAAAAGAGATATGCACAAGATCATGGTATAGTGCTTCTTGGGATTGTGTTTTAAGACCTAAGAAGGCAGAGCTTGCCGAGAAGTCGGCAAAGTTTGTTGAAGCTGCCTGTGCTAATGACAATATAGGTTATGACCAAAGCCAGCGCAATACTTTATATGCACAGGCAACAGCAGTTAAATTTGATTGCTCAAAAATTGTTGTAAAGTGTGAATGTGATTGCTCTTCATTGATTCATGTTGCAGTTATTGCAGCTGGCGCAAACATTACATATGGCAGCAATGGATTTACCACAAGAACAATGGTTAATGAGCTTGTAAAATCAGGTGATTATGAGAAGTTGACAGCTTCCAAGTATCTCACATCTGACAAATATTTGAAACGTGGTGACATTATAGTTAATGAAGGAAGTCACACAGTTATGGTGCTTGAAAATGGAAGTGCTATTGCTTCAGGAACAACGCAACCTACAACTGCAACAAGTGTATATTATCCAAAGTACACAGGTA